TATTAGACAAAAATAATCAGCGCACTTAAAATTTAATTAATAACAATCTCTAACTGGGGGAATATAAGCATGGCACGGCCTAAAAAGAATCAATTCGATCCACAAGCATCTCAAACAATTAAGCGTAATATCGGCGGTAAAGGTCAAGTTAAGAGCGATCTTTTTAAACTTGAAGCCGCTGCCTGTATGGTTAATAAATCATGGGGTGACGTTCCCGATCTATACGAACAAGAACACATTCACTGGTTCCATACATTCGATTCAGATGGTAAAAAACATACAAGATGTAACGCCGTGTCAGGACATTTTCACGTTATCGAAACTGAAGACCAAGGCGAAGATCAGCCAGTTAAGATTTTATCCGTATCAGGACCAATGCACGAAGTTAAACGCAAAGTAAAAGGCCGATGGACTAAAGTAACTGAACCAGTTTCAGGAACCTTAGAAGACGAACACACTCATGCGATCAGTTATAAAAAAACAGATGTCGTAGAAATAAGAACACAGTCTGTACAAGCCGCAAATATCGTTGCAGCTGAAGCACAACTAACTGCACCAGTTCAAGGCGTAGGTGGGTTCTAATAAATGTATTACCGTAAACTTGTTGAGGAAACTTACAAGGAAGCTATCGCGCTTAATAATAAGATCCCTGATGACCTTAGATCAGCACTTAAAGCGCATGAGCGCATTCCTTTGTTCTTAAATAACCTAGCCTTAGAACTAGATAAGCTACAGATCCACAGACAAAAAAAAGGTCAGGAAACCTTCACAGACGCTAAGATTAAATCCATCGTCTACGACTTCACTGACGTTTTTATAACTGGTATCAAAGCCGAAGCAGAATCTAAATATCAATCAGATATTCAGAAGCAGCTAATGAAGAAACAAATTGATGAAGCTAAAGACCTAGACGCTACAGCCACAGGAAAAGTATCTGGGGAATATGCAGACATTTTTAAAGAAGGCGGCATTACTATGACCGACGAAAGAAGTGTCTAAGGGCAAAGGTGGTCGTCCTAAAAAACATTTGGAAGACCTTAAATTCGATGGCTGGGATCAGCTAGACGCTTTAATTATTTGGGCATCCGAAGAATACTGCGCCGAAAAATTAGGTATACATATTGAGACCTTAGCCAATAAAATTAAAGAAAAACACGGTTGTAGTTTTCCTGAGTATAAGCGTAAAAGACAAGAACCTATGCGGGTTAATCTATTGAAAAAACAATATGATGTAGCCATGCAAGGAAACGTGTCGATGCTTATTTGGTTAGGGAAAAATTACTTAGGTCAATCTGACACACCAACAATAGCTGAAGACTACGAATTAATTACTGACTTCACTAAGCATGAAAAAATTAAGACTTAAATCAGAGTTTGTCGGTGCTCAACATGATTTCATGGATGACCTGACTAGCAAATTCTTACACCTATCCGCAGGGTATGGTTTCGGAAAATCGCGCACACTTGTTTATAAAGTTTTGCTACTTAGTTATCTGAACAAAGATATGCCAGGTGGCATCGTCGTTCCAAGTTACACAGACTTTACACGCGATGTGAAGATTGCATTTGAAGATGTGTTTCACGAAAACAATATCCAAGCCGATTACCACGGATCAGAACACAAGTACAAATTCCCTTGGACTAAAGGCGCACTTTACGTTGCCACAGCAGAAAAGAAAATTCGTGGTCCTAACTGGGCATACGCTGGCATTAACGAATTAACCTTGATCAGCTTAGAACGTTATCGTGAAGTAATTGGTCGTGTTCGTATTAAAGAAGCAAAGTACCCACAGATTTGTTCATCTGGTACACCAGAAGGATTAGCCTCTGACTATTACGAAATCTTTGTTGAAAAGCCTTGGGTTGGTTCACGAATACTTTACGGCGACACACGAGAGAATGAACATAATTTAAACGCTGGATATATTCAGAACCTTTATAATTCTTATCCAAAGGCATTGCTAGATGCGTATATGAAAGGGTTATGGGTGAACCTACAGGGCAATCGGTTTTACTTCGCCTATGACCCTATAAAGAACGATAAACAAACAACAGCTAGATCAGACCTAAACTACATCGCCGCAATGGATATGAACGTGGACCCATTCTGTGTGTCAATATGGCAACACATCGGGAATAAGTTTGTAGGCATTGACGAAATCATTTTAGAAGGCGGCGAAGGGTACAAAGTGGAAAACATGATTGCTGCCATGCTTGCGCGTGGATACGGACCAGTAAACACCGTGGTCTGCCCAGACCCATCGGCAAAGAATAGAAACGTCACAGGCAAGACCGTGGCACAAATTTTAAAGGATTCAGGATACCAGGTGCAGATGAAGCCAGCAGCACCAAGGTTCCGCGAACGTCAGATAAACATGAACAATCATTTTGAAAAAGGATTGATCGAAGTTAATCCAGTGACGCAACCTAAAACAAAAAAGGATTTCATGGCTGTCGAAGTTGATCAGATAACTTTCGAGAAATCTAAAGCAAATCCGAAGCTTACCCACTTTTCAGACGGTGTTGATTACATGGTAGACGTGTACGCACCATTCAATAAACACAAGGCCGCAAACTATACAACCAAGATCCGATAGGGCAATCTATTAACCATAGGGGAATGAAATGCGAATCGAAAACGAACAAGACCTACTTAATCCTTCTGTCAGAAAACAAATCATTCAAGAAATTAAAGCAGGTGAAAACCAAGAACGTAAACGCGCAGCCTATAAGCGTTATCTATGCTACAGAGACAAAACCGATCTATTCGTTAAAGAATTATTACTAAAGCAATTAGACCGATCAACCGTTGATGAAATGGAATACTGCATCACTAACATTTCGATTGTTCGTAAGATCATCGATAAGTTAGCGCGTGTCTACAATGCTGGTGTACGACGTGAAATTGAAGACGATGAGCAAGCTACCGAAAACCTAAACAAGATCGCCAAAGAACTAGATTTCAATTCTGAAATGAAGAAGGAAAATAAGTTCCTTAAATTACAAAAGAATTCTGCACTATACATTAAGCCGTGTCCGATCACTGACATCGAAGGCAATACTAAGTACACCGTTAGACCTGAACCGCTAAACCCTTACTTGTATGATGTTGTCGAATACGAATACGACCGCAGGAAGGCTATGGCGTATGTCCTATCTGATTTTGATTATGGCCAAACACTTTACACAACTAACGATGCGGCTACAGCTGGGCGTTCATCTGATGCGCCATCAAGTAAACTGCCACAAGGTAACGGCAAGGATGAATTGATTGCGGACACACCTGAAGACGCTAAGACCGAAACATTTATTTGGTGGTCAAATAATTTCCACTTTACCACCGACGAATCAGGACACATCATTTCCGAATCAACAGAAAACCCAATCAAGATGTTGCCGTTCGTTAACTTTGCTATTGATCAAGACGGTCAATTTTGGGCACAAGGTGGGGACGATTTAATTAATGGCGGTATTTTAGTTAATTCAATTTTGACACATAACCAGCACATTTCTACGACACAGGGTTATGGTCAATTCTACATGAAGGGTAAGAATCTACCCCGTAACATTAAGATCGGACCTACCAAAGCGATCATTATGGAATACGAAGAAGGCGAACCAGTGCCAGACCTTGGCTTTGCATCAGCTAACCCGCCGATTGATTCACTACGCGCTAACGTCGAAAGCTATATTGCTTTATTGCTTACGACTAACAATCTGTCGACTTCATCTGTCGCATCATCACTTGGTACAAACAACACAGCACCAAGCGGCATTGCTATGATGATCGACAAGGCTGAATCACGCGAAGATACCGAAGATCAACGTCAAATCTTTTTAGATAATGAACCTGTTATCTGGGAAGTCATTCGTCGCTGGTTAGATATTTATCAAGAAAGTTTGGTTGATAACCTTAAGGGATTAAGTTTGCCTGAGGGATTCATACTTAAACTTAAATTCCACGATGCACCTGTAGTGGTAGCGGAATCAGAAAAATTAGCTAACCTTAAACTGCGTAAAGAACTTGGCCTAGATTCTATGGTTAATCTGATCATGAAAGACGATCCAGACCTGACTAAAGAACAGGCTGAAGAAAAGCTAAAAGAAATATCTGAATCAAGTGCAGATCCTAAGCATGAAATTAATACTTTGGATAATAAAGAAGATGTATCCGAAGACTTGCCAGCAAAGGATATGAAGGTTGGAAACAAAATCGACGAAAGCAAGCAAGACTGAAATCTATTCGGTCATTGATATCAGTGAAGAACTAAAGGATGTACCTGCATCAGCTAAAGAAGATCTAAAAGATCAGCTAGGTGAATTGTTGGTCGAACAGATTTTAGAATCATTGGCATCTATAGAGACACCGATACAGGGCGGAAAATACAAAGCCACTTTGTCTAAGGACTATGCTGCTAAGAAGAAAGCAGAGACCGGATCTAGTGCTGCTAACTTAGATCTAAGTGGCGAAATGCTAAACGCTATCGACTATAAGATTCAGGGGAACACTATTAAGATAGGCGTATTTGGTCGTGACAATGCTGGTAAGGCTGACGGTCATAATAATTTCAGCGGTCGATCTAACTTACCTACACGCCAATTTCTACCAGAAGAAGGTCAGCAATTTAAAAAAGATATCCGCGATCTAATAGCAGAAACTGTTGATGGTTACAAATCAGATGTCGCAGAACTTGATTCAAAGAAGCTAGATAAGATCGAATCTAAAGGTGATCTATACGCATACCTAGCTGATGAATTAGGGATCACATCTAAATCCGCGATTCGTGAAGCGGTATTAGGATCTAAAAATCTAATGAACATACTAGATGATTTTGACCTGGTGGATCTTCTTTAATGGCTAAGAAAAAAATCATTTTTAAAGATCAGTTCGTACAGATTGAGTGGACTAGTCGTCTGCCTGATCTGTTACGATCAGCATCTACACGCGAACTACAAAACGAATTAAACAAAGTTATACAGGCCGATATCTTGCCACTGATTGATAAGGGTCTATCACCTGTAGCTGGTCAGCGCACATTCACTAAGTACAAGAATCCAAAAAAATATCCAGGTGATCTAAAGCCGAGCAACAAACCGAATCTAAAACTAACAGGTGAAATGCTGTCACACTATAAAGCTAAGTCTTACAACTTCGACGGTCTTTCTGGTTCGATGGGTATACATCGCGATGCTTCACAACGTGCAAAGATGTTGGCAGGTGTGCATAACAGCGGTGACAATAAGAACGTGCCGATGCGTCCATTCATTCCGAAACAAGGTAGTGGCGAAACTTATACGGCTAAAATAACTAATTCTATTCGTAAGGCTTTCAGGTATGTTTTAGGTAGAGCACTTAACAATAACAAAGGAAGGGGTCAAAAATGACTAATTCAGATCCAGCAGTACCACCAGTAACAGAACCAGTAACTCAGGAAACAGAACCATCATTCACTAAAAAGGATATGGAAAAGTTAGCGTCTGAGCTATCGCGTTATAAACAACAGGCTGAAGAGTTACAAACAAAGTTTAAATCACAGGAACTTGAAGCTGCTAAGGCTGCAAACGATTGGCAGAAGGTTGCCGAAGTTAAACAACGTGAAGCCGAAGAAGCCGTTGAAAAGCTAAACAAATTCAAAACCGCTGTCGTATCTGACAAACGGTTGTCGGCAATTCGTGAAGAAGCTATTAAATCAGGGTTGCGTAAGGAATCGTTATCTGATCTTAGCTATCTTGACTATCCTGAGGTCAGACTAAATACTGATGATGAAGGTAATTTTAAAGTCGAAGGTGCTGACAAGGCTATCCAACGTCTTAAAACAACTAGACCACATTGGTTCGCTTCTAGCGTTCCTAGCGTGAATCTAAATACTCCGAACGTAATTGGCGGCGGCGGCAAACTAACACTAGATGAAGTTAAGAAACTTCAGGCCGAATATAACAAAAACCCGACCAGAGAAAATCGGGCAAAAACAGAACAAGCGATCTTAGAATTAAGAAAGCAAAGTTCTACAAAATAGGGGAGTTCTTAAATGTCAGATGCTTTACATAGAGTTTCTACAGAATTGTCGGTTTTAACGCCGGAGCTGTGGTCATCAAATTACTACGATGCTTTGCTTGCTAATCTTCCAATGGCTGACACTTTGTCACGCGATTACGAAGGTGAAATTCGTTCTTTGGGTGATACCGTTAACGTGTCTCAGTTCCCAGAATTCGGTGATGCTGTTGAATTGGCAGAAGACCAACGCAATGACGCTGCTTCAATCACTGTTAGCCAAATTCAATTGGTTATCAATAAACGCGTAGCACAAGATTTTATCATCACTAACACTGCGATGTTGCAATCTTTGCCGGCAGTTAACAAACTTCAAGAGCTTGCGATCTATTCAATTATGAAGAAAATCCAAGCATTGATCATCGCTTTGATTGTTCCAAGTGCATCTGGACCAGATCATTCAATCGCGTTCGATTCAGCTACAACTTTACAATTAGCAGATTTGCTTGAAGGTAAAGAATTGTTAGACAATCAAGACGTTCCAATGGCTAACCGTCACTTATGTTTCGGTGCTGCTCAAATGAACGACTTATTCAACGTAGCTGGCTTCATGTCTTCTGACTTCGGTGTTTCAAATGCACCATTGATCAACGGACAGTTGCCATCACAAATTGTTGGTTTCATGCCACACTTTTCTAGCTTATTCGCTAATACAGTGTACTTGTACCACAGTTCATTCTTTCAAATCGCTGCACAACAAGCTATGAACGTGACCCAATACGACTTAGGTGTTGACGGAAAACGCGCACAACGTATCAACTGCGATACTTTGTTAGGCATGAAACAATTCGACAACCTTCGTGTTGTAACAATCGGTTAATTGAAAGGAATAAAATATGTCATTTAGTAATTCTCAAGTATTAGCAATTAAGCACTACGCATACGGCGCATCTGGTTCTGGTAATTCAGCATCAGATCCAGCTTCACCAGTAGATGGAACAGTCATGCCAATCTTGGCTGGCACTGTAATTGATGGCGTGGATGTAATCATCAAGTCAGCTGTTACCGGAACCATCGTTGGTGTTGGCGATGAAGACGCGAACACAGGATTCGCCGCATCTGCTGGAATCACCGAAGCTACTCCAGGTATCTATGTCGGCGCTGGTTCATACAGTGCAGACCGCGCTACTAAAAAATACTACGCAGCAGCTGGCAAAAATGTTTTGCTAGATCAAACTAGCATTTCTGCTGGTTCATTCGCAATCGTAGTTTACGGTTACCGCATCTAGTTCTTTGCAACACTCCAGAGCCATCCCTAGTTATAGTTTTCTAGGGGTGGCTTTTTTACGAATGACACATATAAAATTTATTTAATTAGGGGAATCGAATATGCCAATTTTAAAACCAGATCAATCAATCGCAGCACTAAAACGTGACCTAGGTGGATCAAACGAACAAAGTTATATTGAACCATCTGCTATGGGCGGAACTGGTGAGATTCAAACTATTACCGTCCCAGCTACGGCATCGGCTGCGCAAGGTGATTATTTTGTATTAGAAAACATGGCTGGTGCGAAAGTGGCAATATGGTTAGACATTGATGCAGACGGAACAGCTCCAACAGGAGCAGCTTATGTTGCTTCAGATTCTAAAATTGAAGTTGATATTGTAACTGGCGTTCCGGCTGCTGAAAATGGAGCATTAGTTTGCGCCGCTGCTGCATTAGTTTTAGGATGGTCTGCTGTAGATAACGAAGATGGAACTGTTACATATACAAGTTCGTATGTAGGCAACGCACCCGCACCAACTAGACATAATGCAAACGATTCTGGTAACGGTTCTTTTGGTGTTGCTACGACTACTGCTGGGACAGCTCCTACAGTTCAGGGTAAATATTTTACAGCATCGAACACGACTACATCTTTTTCATTCTGGTTTTCTTCAAGCAGCAATGGTACTGACCCTGCGGTAGCGAATCACACTGCTGTAGAAATTGCATTAAAAGGCGATGAAACAAATGCTGAATACATTGCACTAATTGCAGCTGGTATCGAAGCGCAATCAGGTTTAACAGCTGAAGTCGACGGGTCACGAATTTATGTATCAGTTGACAGCGTTGGACCAGCAACAGACCTGACTGCTGGTGATACTGCGTTTACTGTTTCAATCGCTTCACAAGGTGGCAACGTACAAGGATTAGTACCTAGTTCATCTGTGACCGCGTTGTCTGTAACTGCACAAACAATTAGTTAATATTGGGGTGATACATGGCTGCTGGACGTTATGATTTTGTTATTGAACAAGGGGCAACATTTTCTAAGCAAATTACTTGGAAAGATTCTACTGGTACACCAATAAATTTAAGCAGTTACACCATGTCTGGTAAAATCATGCGTAAAGCATCTGAAGTTAATGCTTTGGCAAATTTTGTTTGTACAAAGGCAGATCAAGGAACAAGTCCAGGTGTATTCACGATTTCATTGACTGCAGCAGTTTCTGCCACACTTCCAACTAAACCAAGTCCAACAGCAGAGAAAGAACTTCTTTCGTGCGCTTATGATGTTATCGCAACATCTGGATCTGAAGTTTACAGACTACTAGAAGGCATAGTGAAAATAAGTCCAGCGGTGACATAAGCAATGGAAACATTGACCATTGCAGATCAGGAACAAAGTTCAGTCGTAGTGTCAGAGTCAGTGAACAATGTTCTAATGGACGATTCAGAACAACAAAACTTAGTATTAGAACAAACAAACTACTTCATAGATGTCATTTCTGATTCTGTTCAAATTGTGGTTGTCGAAGCTAACCCGACAATAATCAATGTTTCACCAGAAACTAGCGTTCAGGTCATTGAAATAATGTCCGTCGGTGTTCAGGGGCCTGCTGGTGATTCTTCAAGATTCACTGGTCCTGAATTCACATACACAGACGAAGTGTTGACGCGCATTGACTACGATGATGGTTCTTATAAATTATTAACTTACACCGACGATGTTTTAACAAGGGTTGATTTAGTCATATCTGGTGGTGATACTATAAGAAAAGATTTTGTTTACTCTTCTGGGGTATTAATCAGAATAGATCAAAGCACACTGTAAATTGGAGGAAATAGAAAAATGTCATTTTCAAACACAGCGGAAACAGCGATTAACACTTATATTTTTGTAGGAACCAATGTTTCTTGGGACGGAAACACTGACCTTTGGTTGGCACTACATACCGCAGATCCTGGCGAAGCTGGTTCAGCAGTCACATCAGAAGCGACTTATGGATCTTATGCACGCGTGACCATGACCAGAGCTTCTGACTTTACTGTTTCAGGTGCGACGGTAGAGAATGCAAACCTTGAACAGTTTCCTACCTGCACTTCAGGAACCAATACAATTACCCACGCTTCAATCGTGACCACATCTTCAGGTGCAGGAACAATCATCTGTTCAGGTGCTTTAAATAGTTCGGTGTCGGTAGCTACAGGGATTCAACCACAATTCGCGGCTGGCGCATTAGTATTCACGTTGGATTAATTCGATGGCCAATGAATATCTAAAAGCACTTTCTGGAACGATTGAAGAAAAGAAAGATCTTTTTGATTTATTTACAGCCAAACTATTAAGCGGTCAAACACTTTCGGATGTCGAACGTGCAATGTTTGAGTTCCTAAAGAAAGAATTGATTGGTGAATCCGATGGGGTTTAGCAGCGTTAAATCTTATGTCGATGCAATGGAAAATGGTCAAACGCAAATTACAAATTTTCGTAAGACGCTAACCTATGCTGGTGCAGCTACAGTTTGGACGGATCTTTCGATGTCCGGCGGTAATCCACGGCCTAATTTCTATGCAGCTACTCCATTAGAATCTGCGACACTAAATGGCAATTACGGTCTGTATCACGGCGCAAATGTCAGTCCTTCAACAAAGCATCTTTCAAGAATTACGACTTCAAACGCTATAGCAAGTGCTGGTGGTTTTTTGTTTAACTTCAAGTTGCTTGATTATTTAATGTATTACCCATTTATTGATGGTGATTCTACAGATGAGCAGATTCTAACGACAACAACAACACTTCCAAGATATACGTCCGGTGTTGGCGTTATGGCTATGTTAATTGCGCAAGGTGGTTATACAGGCGGCCAAAATGTAGTGATCAATTACACAAATTCTGACGGTGTGGCTAATCGAATCACTACGCCAATGTTAACTAACACAGTCGGAATCACTGCATCTAGTTTGTCCACTGTTCCGCTAGGTACACAGGTTACAGCATCACGAACTTATGGATGGCCATTTATACCATTAGTCGGAAACGACAAAGGCATTAGATCGGTTCAAAGCATCACGTTTGAAGCTCCAATAGGCGGCGTTCATGCTTTGGTTTTAGTAAAACCGATTGCTGACTATCAACACGTTACACAACTTACTCCAAGCGAAAAAAGTTATTTTACAGATTTAGCAGCAGCACCACGAATTTATGACGGTGCTTATTTGAATTTCATCATGCAATCGTCTGCCGCTGGTTCGGCAGGGAATACATTTAACGGAACAATAGAAACAGTTTGGGGGAATGACTAATGGGCTTTAATTCACAAGACGATTTAATTAATGAGATCACAAATAACGGGAAATTTTATAAAGCCGATTTTACTAAAACTGTAAACTTGGTTGCGGTTGCGGGTCGATGCTACGACGCTGGTATGTATACAGGTTCACCACTGATTCAAACTTACGGCGACATTGTAAAAAACGGACTGCTGCAAGGATCTTTATATAATTGGACAGCCAATGGGACCGGATACGCCTACGGTGCAAATACAGTAGTTAAGACTTCTGGAACCGCAACCACCTTTACAGCAGATTCAATTCAAAAGCCTTTAGTGAATGGCCGAGTCTATCGCGTATCGTTTACAATTACAGCTTGGACTTCTGGAACGGTCACTGTATCAGTTGGTGGTACTTCTGGAACTGGTCGCGCTAGTGCTGCAACCTTTGTTGAATACATCACGGCAGGTGCTACACAGGCGGTGTTGTTTACAATTACAAACACAGCGGTCCTTACATTCGGAAACATTTCGATTACAGAGTGGGGCGCTGGCGCAACTTCGATTAGTGGGTCGGCACTAGCTCCGCTTAAATTTTCAAACAGCCAAGGCGGCATCTACCACGGCGGCGATGTTGGTCCAGATTCAAAACATCTTTTGAATCTGGATATGCTTACGTCTACCGCGACAGGTGTACCTTCACAGATTTACTTGGTCGACGTGTTGGCAGTGTATCCATTCTTAGATGCCAATTCACTTTCATCACAAACACTAACCAACAATTTAAACGTGCTAGAAGATTTTACGGTCGGCACAAACGATATTCTTACACACACGTTTTATGAATTGCAGAATCTAACTAGAATTCGATTAACAACTACCGGAACACTACCGACAGGTGTGACTACTGCGACTGATTACTTTGTGATCAAGCTAACTGATACGACTTGTAAACTTGCATCTTCTTACGCGAATGCGGTTGCGGGTACTGCAATTTCAATTACAAGCGGAACAGGTTCAGGCACACACACTATTAACTGTTTATTGCCACGTTATACAAACGGCCAAGGCGTTCGCGCTTATATTGTGTCTGCTGGTACTTCTTATTCAGGCGGTCAGTTAACAGGTACGGTTGGTGCAGTCGCCCATAACTTTTCGCTAAGCTACACTGATTCAGAAAACAATTCAGGTAACTCTTTACCTGTAGTAGTTTCGGCAACAGCTTCAGCGAATAACGGACACATCACTCATGCAGGTGTCGCGGCCAACAACTACGGTCCATTCTTACCACTTTCGGCAGGGGACAACGGAATTCGATCAGTTGAAACTTTCCAACTATCGGCAGCATCAGGTACAGCGAATACTTTCTATCACTTGGTTCTTTGCCGACCGATCACACAGATTCCTTTGGCGGTTGTATCACAGGCTTCATCTCGCGACCTAGTTAACCAACTTCCGTCGATGCCACGGATCTATGACGATGCAAACCTAAGCATGATCGTCTACACAGGCGCAGCTTTCGCAGCTTCAGGCGTACTAATTGGTTCAGCAGAATTCGGATGGGGATAACCGATGGCGTTAATTGGCCGCAATAACTTTCTGTTTTCTAGTCCACTGTCATTCGGCGGTGGGCAATCTTTGGGCAATATGCGGAACAATTTTTCGCAAACTGGCAAAGTTAGAAATCAATTTGCGGGTGGTTTTAATCCATACCAAGGCACACCACGCGGCTACCTTGCGCCGTATTCTTGGATTATACCAACTAAAGACGGTGGTATTTCGACAAGCGCAGAACGAATGGCAGCTAGTGGATCTTTAAACGCAGCTACGTTGGGCCAAGGTTATCCGATCACGGCTGCGATGAATGCAACACTTTCTGTAACCGATGCAGCTTTAGGATTGATCGTAGCACTTGAAATTGCATTAGCAGCATCAGGCGCAATCACAGACGCAGAACTAGCAGCATCAGCGGCGTTAGTCGCGTCCATGTCTGCAAGCGGAACCTTAACAAATGTAGAACTTGGGGCAATCGTTTCAATGGTCACGGCTATGCAAGCTGCTGGCACATTAAACGCAACTGCATTAGTAGGCGTGTTTATGGAGTGGAATGTAGGCGGTCCAGCTGAATTATCTGCTGAAGGTTTAGCAGAAGCCGTGTGGAATTATTCAAAAACAAATCCAACATTTGCACAAACAATGAAAGAAGAATTAGAAAAAGCAAGAACGGCGGCAGAAAATTCTTTTGCTGTTAGTGCTTAAAGGAAATAAACATGAGTATATTCGCGTTATTAGATTTTGAGGGTGAAGTTCAGATTAAAGACAAAACAAGACTTAATGCATTAAAGTCATTTGCGTCTAAAGCTGCTTCAGAACTTACAACGTGTACCATAACCCCAGGGGTAGGCGCATCTGCAATTGACGTATTCAGTTCTGATCCGAACGATATGTACCTTGATTGGGTATATGAATCACTTTCTTTTGATATTGATTCGACTAACAACACCTTATCCTTTGATGAAGGTGGCGCAGCTTTAACTGCTACAATTTCTAGCGGAAACTATACACTTTCGACACTAGCAGCGGAAATCAAAACGCAAATGGATTCAGCTGGTGCATTTACATATACTGTTACAGCAAACTCTTCGGGCAGCATGACCATAGCGGCGACAGGGGCATTTACGCTTCTAGACTGCGATTTGTTGGAACAGTTATTTTTTGACATTAACGATATAGCATCTGCATCGCAGGAATCAGACGTAATTGAATACGGTATGCGTAAAATTACTGTAGTGGTCGGTAACGGTACATTGACTGACACTAAGTATTTTTACCAAAATGTTTACACTTCAGCAGGTGATCGTTTGTTTTGTTCTGACCAAGACCTAACCGCTCACGAGCCGGATCTAATGAAATGGGTCCCTAATGGTCGCGCTAGTTACAAAGATGTTATTCGTAGATCACAACGATTAATCATGGCCTGGATGGATGAAAAGGGCTGGGTTAATGCCTACCAAGAAAAACTAAATAAGTGGGACGTTGCAGACCTAGAAGAAGTAAAACAATGGTCTATTTTCCAAACTCTAAAATTAATCATGCAAGGACTATCAAACCAGACCGATGATGTGTTTGATAAAAAAGCCAAAGAATATTCCAAGTTTGAAGAAGCTGCTAGGCAGCGTGTTATTCTTAGACTGGACATCAACAAGGATGGGGTCGTTGATGCCACGGAAGGCGTGTCCATTTACTCAGGGAGTTTATTTAGACGATGAGCATGACGGCGTGTCGGGCATATTTTAGAACACAGGCTAATTCCATCGGACTAAAAGAATGGAAGGATGGATTTTCGTTTTCTAATATCCCATCAAACATCATTGACAAGTCGTATCATTTGGAAGCTGGTCCAGGCGTAGGGGTTAAATTAAATCAGAATGACCAAGAAATTAACTTCCAAGTTATCGTCAGAATCTTTGTAAAAGGGTTTCGTGATCCTGCCAGTGGAATTGACACAGCAATAGCTTTGACCGAAGATTTATTAGAACAGGCACTTGATCCGGCTACGCGATTGACGCAGACGACAGGTATTAAACAGGTGACTTTCGAGAGCGTAAATTTTGAACCGCCTATAGGCGATAATGATAACTTGATAATTGCATCAGTGCAGTTTCGGGTTTTAACAATCCTAGGCTTATAGGCTTAGAACAGGGGTAGAAGATGGGTACAGTCAGCAATATTAAAGTCGAACCAGTAAACGTTTCTTTCGGTGAAGACGTTATGCAGGTTGAGAAAATCACTTGTGTAGCAGACGTGGCCAGTTCTTTGAATTCTAAATATTTTGTTTTTTACACTACTGGCGGAACTAAAAACTATGCATGGTTTGACGTGAACAGTGCTGGTGTTGATCCGGCTGTTTCAGGTGGTACAGGTTACGAAGTTAACTTGGGCGTTGCTGATTCTGCTACCGCTGTAGCAACTGCATTAGCAGCTGTATTAACCGCTGTAGCTGGTTTTGATGCTACATCAGATGGTGCAGTAGTCACCTTGACTGCTACGACCGCAGGTTATGCTAAACCTGCACATGAAGGCGCTGCTGCAACTGGTTTTCAATTTGAAACATTAGTATATGGTGACACAGCTGTAGACCTTGGTTATTGCGATGGAAACATTGAACCATCACACGAAGAAAACATGGTCGATGTGACTGCACACCAAACAGGCTCACAAGTTCTTAGCCAGATCCATACAGGTAATAAGGTCGGTGTAACCATCACTCTAAAAGAAACATCTGTTAGCCAGCTTCGTAAAATTCTTTTAGCTGAAGGCAACAGTCTAATTCCTGACGGTACAGGTGTAAGTTCTACTGAGGTGATGGGATTCGGAACAGCACAGCAATACAAGCAGACGCTAGGACGAGCGCGTAAATTAAAATTACATCCTGTAGTTTTAGCATCTTCTAATCTTAGTCGTGACCTTACGTTCTGGAAAGCATTTCCTAAATTGCCATCTATCAACTACAGCGGCGAAGACATCCAGGTTCTTCCAGTAGAGTTCATGATCTATCCTGACTACACCAAAGATTCACGAATCAACATGTGTGTATTCGGTGATTCTACTCAGACGTTGACTTAATAAGTTCATGGGTTATTTTGTTTGAATGGAACAAATTAATCTAAAACTTAAACGCACAAAAATTAAATTAGAAGTAGACGATGCTGTTTATATGCTTACACGTCCGACATATTCGGATGTAAAAGCATTTGAAGCAGATCGCAAATTAGTTGCCGAAGATCCAGAAAAATTACCCGAACTAATATTTACGTTTCTAGAAAAAACAGGACTGCCAAAAGACATAGCGAATAACTTAGAGGTTTCGATGATCACCGAAATTATTGACGTGCTTTCAGGCGTAAAAAAAAACTAAGTCTTGAATACTACGACATAGCGCGTCTTTCTAGATTCTATTCAATTAGTCCGGTTATTATTGCTGACATGGACCCTGAAATGGTTAACCAACTTCTAGGATGGATCGAACCTTTGTTTTCACAAGAAAAACTGTATGACTTAAGAATAGTTGATTTCCCAACACTGAAACAGGAAGCACGTTCAAAGATTCACAAGGGATTGTATAAGGCGGCTAATCCGTCAATAATGGAAAGAGAAGAAAGACCATTAACGACAGAAGACTTGGGTAGGATAATAAACGGTGGCTGACGAATACGTTGTAACGGTAAAAGCGAACACGAAACCAGCAGAAGAGGGGTTAAATGCCTTTGCTGATAATTTTTCGCAAGCAATTACAGGTGTCAATCAGGGTCTAGAACTAGCTGACAAGATCGCTAGGAAACTAAAAGAAACTTTTGACAAGATTATTGATACCGCTGTTTTGGGTGAATCTATCGATGCTGTTGGAAAGCGGTTTGATATTTTCGCGAAACAGGCTGGTCAGGTCCCTGAACAGATAGCTGCTGGCATCTCTAAAGCCGTTGATGGAACCGTTTCAATGGACGATGCGCTTAAAGCTGCATCTAAAACATTTGTAGAATTAGACGGTCAGGGGAATAAGATACCAGCAATGTTTGATGCGGCTAGAAAAGCTGCCCAGGCATTTGGTGGTGATACTGTTTCGATATTTGAAGATATAACAAAAGCAATAGCGACTGGTTCAACCAAAGCATTACGCGAAAGCACTGGTTTAGTTATTAATGCTTCTGATGCTTATAAAAAATACGCTGCTGAAATTGGAACAACAGCCGACAAGTTAAGCAAAGCACAAGAACAAGAAGCTATTGCTAATGAAATTTTATCAAAATCACAAAATCAATTTAAAAATATTACTGGAAGTATAGCACCACTTAGCGAAGCACTTACTAAAAATAAAGTTGCGTGGCAAGACTTACACGAATCAACGGCACAGTTATTTAATGACACATTCGGTGAAATGATCACGAATATTACAAATAAGATGACTTCTTTTGTAACTAAATGGGCTGAATTTAATAACATGAACAGGTCTGGTTCTGTACCACAAACTGCTTCTGAGGTGGAAGTATTAGTTCAAAAGTTATCTAGGTTAGCTGAACTACAATCTGCCAATCCTAATTTATTTGATTATTACCAAGAACAAATTAATTCTGTTACTGATAAGCTTCAAAAATATCAAGGTGACGTTGCTAACACTACAACCACACTAGCTAATTCAATACCCACACACATTGCAGCAGCGAACGCAATCACACAAACCGCTGAACAAATCGACAAGGCTAGGTGGGCATTGATCGGATACAGACAAGCTGAAGAAGAGTTTGGTAAAAAACAGCGTGATGAATTAGACAGAACAAACTTTTTTGCTGGGTTCGCCCGCGGCATTAAAGATATGTCTAAGAGCATTGGTGATGTTGGGAAACAAATATCAGGCACACTGGTAAATGGTGCAGTGAATGGTCTTGCTGCGATGGGTGGAGCATTAGCAACTGGTGGCGATGCTTGGTCTGCTTTTGGTAAGCAAGTTTTAAAAACTATCGGCGCTATTTGTATTCAATTAGGAACAATGCTTATTTTATCCGGTATCGGTTTTCAAGTTATACCGCCGTTTACTGGTGGCGCAGCAATCGCCGCTGGTGCTGCATTAGTAGTATTGGGTGGTGCTATTCAAGCCTTAGCTGGTGGTGGTACTGGTTCGTCTGCAGCTGCTTCTACTGCGTCCGGTGGTGCTACGCCTACGACTAGCATGGACGGTGGGCAAAGTTCTAATCAAGATATGTTTCAAACTCCAGCGGAAGCTGAACGCGCAAAAGCACAAACAGGCGTTACCATTAACGTACAGGGAAATATTTTAGATCGACGAGAAACTGGTTTAGAATTGGCTGAAATTTTAAATAGTGCATTTGATACCAATGGAACATTAATCAGGGCTAACGCATGATCGATACATATTCAAAATTTTATTATGGATTAGAAGTTACAGCATCAAACAAGTGGCTAGATATAGATGAAGGCGCTGGCGAAATCAATATTGCAATCACACCTGGGTTTTATAGTTTAGAACAAATTGCACAGGCCGTTGAAGATGAATTGAATTCTGCTGGTCTTGACGTTTATACGGTTACTGTGAATCGTGACACTAGAAAGATCACAATAGCATCGACTGGAACATTTGATTTGTTATGGGATACAGGAATCAATAAAGCCAACACTATCGGCACACTTATAGGCTTTGTTGTGACATCAGACGACACAACATTAACAACCATAACATCAGATAATAGTATCGGGTCAGTATATGAACCACAGTTCAAACTACAGGACTATGTTTCAGAAGCAGACTTTAGGAATTTACGCAGTGCTACCAGAAATAAATCAGCATCAGGACTAATCGAAGTCATTAACTTTGGTACAGAAAAGTTCTTTGAGTTTTCTATTAAGTTTGCAACAAACATTCCGCAACCAGCATCAGGGCCGATCATTAGCAATTCTAGTGGTGTGGCAAATTTAGAAGCATTTATGCAATACATGATGCAGGGTGCAGCCATAGAGTTCATGCCCAACAAAGACGACGAAACAACATACTATACGCTATTTTTGGAAAGCACTTCGTCAGAAGGTTCGGGCATGGGCTATAAATTACAGGAACAATACGGACGCGGTCTAAAGGGTTATTTTGAGACTGGTGTGTTAAAGTTTAGATATTATGAGGGATAACAGATGAGTATTTCTAACGGTGTACCAGCCACGGCAGCAAACCTTAATGCCGCATTCGTTAGTTTAAGCGCAGCCAATACATTTCCAGAAGCACAGACATATGAAAAGGGTTTGCTTGTTAAAGAGATGGCAACACCAGCAACACCTGCAAGCGGTTATCTAGCTGTTTATGCAAAGACTGATGGCGAAGCGTATGTTAAGAATGACGCCGGAATTGAAACACAGATCAGCAATGTTCCACAGACTAGAATCGTAGTACCTCCTACAATTAGAACATTCACTTCTGGATCTGGAACTTATTACACGACATTTAATTTTGCGATCACTTCAGGTTCAGCAACCATCGGCGCAACTTACACAAATAACGGAAACACCTATACAGTTTTATCCACAATCGCTTCTAAAATATATTTAGCTTGCACTGGTACAGCAGCACCAACAGCATCTGGAACTTTAACAAAAGCATCTGGAACAGGTGATGCAACTATTACTTTTCAAACTGTTTACAAGCCTACTTATATAAAAGTAAAAATGGCTGGGGGCGGTGGTGGTGGTTCTGGTTCATCGGCTGGTGGTTCACCTACTCCTGGCTCGGCTGGAAATAATACAACATTCGGTACCACACTTCTTATTGCAAACGGCGCGGCTGCTTGTGCCACAAAAGAAACTGGTGGATTGGGTGGAGCATACACAATCACTTCTGGAATATTAGGATACGGAATTAATGGCGGTAATGGTTCAAGCGTTGGACAACAGGTTGCACCATCCACAGCGGCATTAATGCAGGGTGGAACTGGTGGAAATAACTGGTTCGGAGGTGGAGGAGGCGGTGGAACAGGCGCACCCACATCTGGAACATCTGGTGCTACAAATAGCGGTTGTGGTGGTGGTGGTGCTGGTGCTCCAAACGCATCGGGTAGCATTCCTGGTTCCGGTGGTGGTGCTGGAGGATGTGTTGAAGCGTTGATTTTTGGGCCTGATGCTTCATACGCGTATTCAATCGGTACAGGTGGTGCTGGTGGAAATGCTGGAACCTTTGGCGCAGCTGGTTCTGCTGGAGCAGCAGGAATAATTGTTATTGAGGAGTTTTATTAATGTTCAATCTAGTTATCTATAAAGAAGATGGTTCTATTTATTGGAAAGATTATTTTAATACACGCGCAGAAGCTGAAAAATGGCTGGCAGTAGAGCAGACACGCGAATACTGGAATAATGATTTTACTTATGAACTGATCGATAATTCACCTAGTCAACAAGAATTAGAACAACGTGAACAAGAAAAAACATTAAGAAACCAAGAGCGTAAAGCACAACGCAACGCCATTCGCGGCATTAAGAACGCTAACAATATTGCACAACTTAAAGTCGCACTGATTGAATTAATTAAATATTTAGACATCGGTGAAGAAAATGAATGATTCTACAATTCAAGTAATCTTATCAGGTGTTGGGTTAGTTGTTTGGTTAATTCGTTTAGAGGGAAAAGTATTAGCTTCTGAAAAAGCTAATCATGAAACACAAAAAGATGTTGATGAGCTTAGAGTGGATCATTCTAAGATTGCTGAAGACTTGTCTCGAATTCGTGAAAGCCTAGCTAGAATCGAAGGCAGCCTTATTGCTAGGCAGAAATTGGAAGAATAAGAATATGGAACAGTTATTATCGTTAGTAAATATCAATCCGGCATTGTTGGCACAAATCGGACCAATCGTGATTTTGGTTATGGGTATCTTGTCTGGTTCAGCAGTTATCCTAAACGCAATCGCTAAGTTCACTAAGACTGATGCAGACGATAAAGCATCTGGTGTATTGGCTAAAGTAATCGCAGCAGGTCAGAAGCTAGTCGATTTCTTTTCAGGAAACGTGAAACACTAATAGCATGCAATTTGTAGCAATGATCCAAGCTGTAGCCGTTGCCATTACTGAGCTAATAACTTTAGGATGGAAGATCGCGGCATTGTGGAAAGAAGCACAAACAAAAAAATGGGTGACCGATGGCCGAAAGCTGTCGGTCGTCATTTCAGAGGCGAAAACAGATGAAGAACGTAAGGAATTGGCTAAGGCTCTTTTTAATCATACTTATAGCAAATAGCCTGTTTTCCTGTGCTTCACTAAGCATGGGCCGCAAATGCCCATGTGAAAACGTACAAGTTCCAGTTCGTCCAGAAATACCTATCTGCATTGCCAACAACAACGGCACTGCTGAATGTTTTGACTTGTCCGGTTCTGTTACGGTTCCTGTAGTGAATTATGTTTGTAGCAATGCCGAAGATAATCAGCGCGAAGAAGAGTGGATTAAACAAGTGCTGGACATACTTAAATGAGTTTCAGCGTAACCGAATCAGCACAAAATAGGATTGATGCACAAAACAAGAAACCTTCAATGGTTCTTGAAATTGACGGTTACGATTATAAATTTGCGTTATCAACTTTAGATCGATTGATTCGTGTGGGCGATGTTGGACTAGAAGTGGATGGTTCATGGGTCATTGGTGGTTCACAACAAGACAAGTCAGTATTGCCATATATTTCTATAGAAGGCACAACGCAAACGATTAGCCAGCAAATGCAACAGGACAAGGGTGGGGCTACGTCTGTTTCGTCTATTCAGATTTCACTTATAGATTACCGTGAAGCTATTACGCGATTAGTTTCGCCTGGTGTTGAGTTAGCCGATCTATTGGGCCGCAAGGCTTATGTCTGGCTAGGTTTTCAGGATACGAACTTTCCTGAAGATCACTTCATTTTATTTTCAGGGATCATCGACGAAATAAGCGCAACAGGAAACATCATTTTAAATATCGCGCACCCTGAACAAAATAAGCGTCAGGAAATATTTAAGCAATACACGACCACACTTGCAGCACAGGTTAGATATAAATCGATTACGATTCAAGATTTACAGTTTGTAGCTGATCCGCAAGCGTCTGGAACGGTACGCATACGCTATGTTTCAGGTGGTACAGCAGGGTCAGAAGTTGTGACCGTTTCTGGTAATGATATTTCTGTTCAAATACAGGATGGTGTTTCTACTGCTGATCAGATTAGACAAAAGTTACGTTCTAATGCATCTGTAGCAGCATTACTTGATGATGTTGCAATTATTGATGGTGGTAGTGGATCAACTGCACAGGTCGCGTTTGCATATACAAACATTGATAGCTCTACAGTTATCGGCGTTGTCGATGTTGGTTCATTCCTAAACGAATACTCAACCGAGTTTTTAACTTACGTTAAGATTAATGATGAAATAATTCGTTATACGACAATTAATACAGGCACAAATGAATTAACGATTTCAGAGCGTGGATGTTTTGGCACTATACCAAGCAATCATGAAATCGAAGATGATGTGGTCAGTTTCTATCGTCTTATCGGCAATTCAAACGACTTAGCTCTAAAGGTTTTATTGTCTGGTACTAATGAATACTGGGTGACAGATATTGGCGTTGATAACTTTGTCAGGTCTGCTTCTGGTGTAGACACCGCAGACACTTTTTTTATTGCTGCTGTGGATGTTAAACAGAAATACGGTTTAAGCGTTGGCGATTTATTTACCACCACTGGTTCACCGAATACTGAAAACAACGTGTCACTACATACCGTGTCGTCTATCGAAGTTAGCGATAACGGATCGATTGTTACGTCTACTGGTGCAGGGTTCGTGGTTGAAACAAATAGTCCAGCTGTCGTTAGCTTTAAGTCACAGTATAATGTTCTACCTGATGGCTTAGGTTTACCTGCCGATGAAGTTGACGTGGCAGAATTTAATCGAATCAACGACATGGTTCCTAGTTACTTACCAGATTATGATTTCTATTTAACTGATACCGTATCTGGTAAAGAGTTTGTGGATAAACAGTTATTGTATCCGGCTAATATGTATTCACTGCCGCGCAAGGGTCGTGTATCTGTAGGTTTTATTTCGCCACCGCTTGCTGTTGAAACTTTGCCTATAATTAATTCTACGAACGTAATAAGTCCTGAAAAGATTCAGATTAAGCGAACCTTGGGACGTTATTTCTATAACACCTTGATTTATAAATATGACTTTGATGCGGTTGAAACATCTAAGCCATTAACCGGATACATCCGCACAGACAATGATTCAAAGGCGCGTATACCTGTTGGAACTAAATCACTGGTTATTACATCACAAGGATTAAGAAATAATACTGCTACTACAACTATTCTTAATATCGCATCCGTTCGAGCATTAGAGCGTTACAAGTTTGCAGCTGAAATGATCACGCTATCTTGTTTCTATGGTGTAGGGTTTACGGTAGAGGTAGGCGACATTGTTTATTTTGGTGACGAAAATTTGCGTATCCTTGATTCTAAGCAGGGCGTTCGTGGTTTTAGTCCAAGACTTTGTGAAGTTGTTGATAAGAAAATGAACATCGCCACAGGGCGGGTTGATCTAGTTATTGTCGATACAGGTTACGCAACTGATGGAAGATATGGGACATTCAGTCCATCATCTTTACTTGGATCTGGTTCAACTACTACAGAACTTGTTTTAACCAAAAGCTATGGAACAGAAACATTTGAATTAGAAAAAGATAAGTGGGTTCGGTACATAGGCGAAGATATTTTAGTCAGATCACTGGACTGGTCAGTAAGTTACACAACAACAATTCGTGGATTCGATCCTGCCGATCCGACAATCATGTGGATTGATCCAATAGCTTCATCACCACCTGCTGATTATATTGTCGATATTATTCAATACCCATCAGATTCTAACCCATCGGTTGCGGCTAAATATAAAGCAGCACACTGTTTTTTTGATCCAACTATCGCGATAGCTACAGGCGTTTCACAGACTGTATTTACGGTAAGCGCACCGAATGCTTTGATATTATTTGTCGGTGCTACAATTAAGGTTCACGATGATGACTTTTCTGATGAATCGCCAGAGGTTAAAATAACTGATATAACTGGAACTACAGTAACAGTGGATACGGCATTAGGGTTTATCCCTTCAAGTGTTCACGACATTGAGTTAGTAGGTTTTGTTGCAGACGAGGGTGCTGCGTATCGTCTGCTTTAAAGGAAAATATGAGTTTAGTTATAAAAAAGAATGACATGTATTGGATAGGTAAAAATAGGGTTACAAAACCAGATCCAATAACTGCTATGTTTATAAAAACAGAATTTACAGACACATGTTGGCTATTTAATGGAAGCAAGTCTCGTGCAGGTTATGGGACAATTAAACACAATACAAAAGTTTATTTTGCACACAGATTTATTTATGAAACATTTTTTGGGCCTATAGAAAAAGAATTGGTGTGTTGTCATAAATGTGACGTTAGGAACTGTATAAATCCTGCGCATATATTCATAGGGACAAGAACCGATAATCAAAATGATATGAAGAAAAAAGGACGACAAGCACGAGGTTCAAATAATGGAACTTCAAAACTTGTCGAATCAGATATATTAATAATAAAAAAATTGTATGCTGATGGTATGCATCAAAAAGACATAGCTAAAAATTATTCAGTTTCTCAAACTGTTATTTCTAAAATAATTATTGGGAAGACATGGACGCATGTTAATTTATAAGGGGATAAGATGGCAGATTTCACACCAGCTAGAAATAATATACAGGTTGAAGAAGTGGGCTATAAGGCTGCGGTTTCTGAAGCGGTTGGCGGTAAGATTGCTGGTGCCATAAACTTTATTAACGACTATCAAAATAAACAGTATTATATGGGCGTAACTGGTGGATTTTCTTCATTAGTCACTCCTTACACAGACATAGGCATACAAGAAATTTTTGAAAGAGCATCTGAAATTGTTAACGTGTCCATCCGTTTTGGTGATTCAGGAACATCGGGCACATCTGAATTTGATATTCAATGGGCAGCAGACGGATCTGGAACGTGGGCTAGTATATTTAGCACAACGCCTAAGGTAACTTCAGCAGCTACAGACAATGGAGCATTTGACATTAATTTAGAAAGCGCAACACCTTCGGGGTGTACGGTTCCGGTTTTGAGTAAAAGTACATTTGCAAAGGGTGATAAAATTCGATGTAATATAACTAGCGCCGCAGTTGCGGCTAGTTCGTTTGTAATTGTTATTCGGTTTAGACCGATCTAAGGGGATATCATGGTTGGTTCAGTATTATCAGGGATGAAAATTAATGCGGCAGTTGCAAATTCTAGATCAAGCAATGGGACGTTGTATACAGCACCTGCAAATGGTTATGCGATATTAAATCTAGCTGCAAATGCTGGCACTTTGGGCTGTGACATTACGGTGGCCAGTATTTTAGTCTATAGTTTTAACGCTACTGGAACTACTGGAGCACCTCAATCTGGTGCATCTGGAGGTCAGGTTGGATCTGTAACAATATATGTGGGCCCATCACAAGTGGTTTCAGTTGTAAATTACAGCGGTACAAGAGCAATCGGAGTTTCCGGTGTTGAATTCGTTAACGCTGTTTAAACAAAAGATTTATTAAGTTTGTACATCTTGCCGTGAACAATTCCTAACCCCATTGCAATCGTAGCTTTACGGATAAAAAAATCAACACGCCACTTAGGATTGCATTTTAAGGCGCGTAGGTGTGCAGCTATAACTAGCTTCGCCTTTTCTTCTGTTAGTTCTTCTAATAGCCACAGACGCGCATTATCTGGGCCGTATTGCGATAATATGTTGTATGCCTGGTCTAGGTTAGTATGTTGCACATCAACGCCCATAGACCAATTCTGAACGGCTACGTCGAAGCTAAAACACATGGCACGTTTATTCTCTTGTGCGAAACCTAACGCACTGCAAATAGTTTTAGCCTGGTGAAAGTATTTATCAATAGATCTTTTTTGAACATTGATAACCGATGGTTCAGTTAAGAATCTTTTCCATGCTGCTTTCCATTCTGGTTTCAAATTGACACCATCAATCAGCATTACATCTTTTACCCAGCCGATAGCAATTTCAGGCGATAATTTATTTAGCTTGTCCATAGGTAAAGGGAAGTAACCAAACGACATCATGTTGCAGTGGTTTAAGATTTCATTCTGTAATGTTCCTTGCCCTAGGTTCCACTGTAAAAGTCCGGCACTTATACCCTGACCATCAAAATTGCCTTGAACGGTTCCAAAGTCCGTACCTTCAAATGCTGCCGTGGTCTGTAAGCATAAATCATATAGGCTTAACGGTTCTTTCTTAGGCATTGCCATAAACGAATCCTTTCATATTGGCGGTGCATGAGTGAATCGAACACCCGACTTGTCCAGCGTATCGCATAGACCGATCTAGCCACTGATCTAATGCACCTAGAAATGTACAAAGCGCGGTCCAAGTGAATCAACGATACCCACTCCTAAAGTCCATGCGTGAAGTCTTTGTGGTCTATATGATAAGGCTTTTGAATATGGGTCACCAATTAGACCAGCATTTAATTCCCACAGTACCTTATCTTTTAATGGTCGATAAGAAACGCCGCCACGATGTGAATGCCCACAAATGACATTCCCTTGGTTATAATCTCTATGATCGCCGAGGCTGCCAAGATACCCATGTATGACAGTAATATCATCAATAATAAGTTCTTCGGTTGGATCATAAATTGTTTTAACCCCTTCAAATGTCATGCGTGAAATAAATTCTTTTTTTACCCAGTGTTCACCTTCGGGCCATTTAGCCATTACATTTTTTAACGGACGCACGCAGTGGTTACCGCACAGCTGAAAACAATTAGCGCTTGGCACTAGTTTCTTAATCGTTGCCCACATTTCTACGGCCATATTTCTAGCAAGCGTTTCTTCGGCTTCTGGTGTCATTAAGTTTAAAGAACGTGGAAAACGTGATTGTGCATACAGGTCATAAAGATCGCCTACTTGAATAACAACATCTGGCTGTTCTTTTTCTATGATCGTGTAAACCATTGATAAGGCATCAGCAGATACAAAAGGCATATGCGCATCAGGAATAACAATAATCTTTTTGTAAGATGGAAGTCTGATTATTCGCTTACTGCTGTGTTCTATGATTGATTCAGTTATTAGTTCGGGTGTTGCCAAATTGGGGAACTTTGTTTTTTTACTTGGCTTAACCGAATCCAACCCAGCCGCATGAACCAGTGCCGAATATGTACCGAATAATTTGCGCACTTTCTTTTCTGAACATAATGCCCGAAATTCATCTCTTGTTGGGGTCCGACCTAATCCGATTGCCGCATCCTTGAGTAGACAGATAACTTCATGTTTATCCATTACTTAAAGGGTTAATCAATTTATAAGAAAATACTAGACCACTAGAAATTGTTATGATTACAATAAAAACATTATGGAAGTTTTCTTTATTGGAATGTTAGTTGGTTCATTACTTGGATGGGGTGTGCCATCAACTATTGTTCATCAAGATTGTCAAAAGGGTGATAAGGCATCTTGCCACGTTGACCAAAAAATTAATCACCAGTCTAGCAAATAGGATCTGCCCTAAGACCTATATAACCGTCGATATCGTCCTGGCTATAGCTTTCGCCATTTTCATCAACGTAACTATCCACGCCTTCTTCAAATTCTATTTCGGGTAATATTTCTAGGTTGTATCCGCATAGCTGTGTTGGTTCATGGCCTATGATGCTTTCGATCTTATCGGCAATAAATGCAGAAACGACTACAGCTTTCACACTATAACCAGCAGCCTTTTCTTCGTCGATTAATCGCGATACACCGACAGTTAAATTATAAAGCCACTGTTGCGGTTGTGATTTTGGCATACTCATTCTTAAATCGTGGACGGTATCCGAACTTTTTGGAAGTACCTGGCTTACAGGCTTTCGCTATTGTTTCACCAAAAGCGTATGTGGTGCAGTCTCTAGTCACTTTGATTATGCGCATCGGGCGCGTCATTTTGTTAATCAATAGCGGCCAATAAACGGAACATAGTACGAAAAATAGCAAATAAATTTTAGTCATCCTTGCTGAGGATCTTAGAACACCGTGGACACTTGGCAATTTGTTCTAAGTCGTATTCCCCTGGATAATGGCGCAACAAACTAAAACATTCACGGCGAACATCTTTAGGAATCTTTTTAATCCCATCGGGTTGATACCCTGACAGCATACGGCGCAGGAATGTTCGGACACGTTTGATAGCATTAGTCCTCTCGTTAGGTAAGGTCATACATTCGTTTTCCCGCAATTTTTTAACATACCTAAAAGCATATATTAACCGCTCTTATACATACCTTGAAAGCTATACCAGTGCTATCGGCACTTCCACTGGCAGAAGCTTCAATCGGTCCACGCGCTGTAAACCTCAGCCGAAAATTTATAAAACGCAAAGGCCAGTCGGTAATTTCGGCACTATCCCGACACTATTAGTTTTTTTCTAGTGCAGTTTAACTGGCTTTATGGACCCTTGCGTTCTTCCTTTCGGAAACTTTTTAGACCGCCGCCCCGCCAAATCTTCATGGCTAAGGGCGACGCTCATTTCTCACTCAATTAAATTAAACGCCTCTGAAACAGACAATTCGTCTGGGCGTTTCCAGTTTAAAATTTGTCCACTTTCAAGATCAATGTCTAAAACCAAATAGTCACCGTAATGATCATCAGGGAAAAAGCTAGGCACATAGTCCTCCCGCACAGCCACTTCTTTTCCATTAACATCTTTAAGTGCGTATGTTCCCGAATCACAAACCTTTGCATGAACCAGTATCGATTTTACATCTATGTTCTCAATTATTTTTCTTGGCAACTTCATTCACCCTTCCCCCTGTTCCTTCATTTTTTCCAGCCAGTCGTCCGTATATATTTCTACATGTTTCCACGATTCATTTCTTAAAACCTCTCTGATTGTAGTCCATGAAACATTAAATTTTTCAGCTAACTCTGGGGTGGAAAATTTTTTAAAGTTTTTACGAATAAAAGCAACCTTTGAATCAGTTAATTTTGAATTTCCGTGTTTTTCCCCGTGAACGTGAAGTTTAAGCCTTACTGCATTATCAATATTTTCTTGATGTGAAACCCATCTTAAATTGTCTAAATTATTATTTAATTTGTTTCCATCAATATGATCAATCTGTACTTTTGTGCGATCATTGTTAGGTTTAAACGTAATCATTAAAGCTCTATGAATTGTTAAGGTTTTACTTTTACCAAAACGCCTAATCGAAACGTATGGATATCCTCTGTGCGAAATTTGTTGTTTAATTAAACTTTTATTTGATTTTATCTGTCCAAGTCTATTAATAAAATATCCTTCAAAAGTTGGTATAGGAACAAATTTGGTTTCAATCCGCTTTTGAATGTTCATTTTATTACCTCACGGCTTATTCTTTTCCATCCGCGCTTCATCAGTCGTTTTGTCCACACAGATTTGTTTTGGTTCGGATAAGTCGCAGCCTGTCTAAATCCGCGCCCCCATACCATGAGCAAATCGTTCGGGTGACAATTGCACGGATTCCATTCAACCAAAATTTTCTTATTTGATTTATCAAGCCAAATTTCTTTTACTCTGTTCATTCCGCACCGTCCAACTTGGCCATTGCCGCAATTTTTCGTGCTAAGTCGTATTGCATATTTGCATCTATACCAAACGCACGTCTAAAGTAGTTTTCGTGATCCTCTTGACTATTAGCATGTTGATTCATCCAAGTATGTTTCCATTCAAGAATTACTTTGCGGACATTGTCTTCGGTGAACATTTCTAGCTGCTTTTTAAGTTTGTCTATTTCCACAATCTTGTCATGCAAATCATAACGGCGATCAACTCCACATTTCGGGCAGCCTGATAACTTTAGGATCTCGTCTTCCAACCTCTCGCAGTTTGGGCAGTGGGCTTTATGGTTCATCGTTGTCATAAGCAAATAGCCTTCTCTCTAAATAATCTTGTGCGCATTCTAAACACATTTCACCGATTGGTGTCATCGTAGTCCATCGAACAAGCCAATCACACTCTGGACAAGTTACATTTACTTCTGTGTGACTTAGCGTTCCTACTGGCTTCTTCCCG